TCCTACTTTTGAAGCACAATTAATGTGGGAATATAAGCAATTTGTTAAAGAATAAACACCTTAAAGGCATAGCCAGAATAGCCTCTTAGGAGGCTATTTTTTTCAGTAAATACAGATATGGCAAGCAAAAATTTAGATGGCGTACTAATTAAACGTGCTCATTCAACACAAAAATATACAGAGGAGCATATAAATGATCTTGTTCAATGCAATGATCCTGAACATGGACCACATTATTTTTTAAATAATTTCTTTTATATTCAACATCCGACTAGAGGTAAACTAAAATACGAAGCATTTGAATATCAAGTTAGGCTAGTCGACAGTTACCATTATCATAGATTTAATATTAATTTGTTGCCACGTCAAACAGGAAAAACAACTACTGCCACAGGATATCTACTTTGGTATGCTATGTTTATTCCTGACAGCACCATACTAATTGCTGCACACAAGTACAGCGGTGCTCAAGAAATTATGCAACGTCTGCGATATGCCTATGAATTATGCCCCGATCATATTCGATGTGGTGTAACAAGTTATAACAAACAAAGTATTGAGTTTGATAATGGTTCGCGTATAGTAGCACAGACCACTACAGAAACAACAGGTCGTGGTATGAGTATTTCATTGCTCTATGCTGACGAATTTGCCTTCGTCCCACCAAATGTTGCTCAAGAGTTTTGGACCTCAATTCGTCCTACATTGGCAACAGGTGGTAAGGCAATTATTACATCTACACCAAATTCTGATGAAGATCAATTTGCGCAAATTTGGAAAGAAGCCAACAATAAATTTGACGAGTATGGCAACGAACAAGATGTAGGTCGTAACGGTTTCTTCCCTTTCAAAGCACATTGGAGTGAGCATCCAGAACGTGATGAAAAGTGGGCCAGTGTAGAACGTGCTGCTATCGGTGAAGAACGTTTTCGTCGTGAACATGAATGCGAATTTTTGATCTTTGATGAAACTTTAATCAATAGTTTAAAACTTGCTGTACTAGAAGGTGTTGATCCTATTATGAAAATGGGACAATGTCGCTGGTATAAGAAGATTAATCCCAAATTTACCTATCTAGTAGCACTTGATCCTAGCCTAGGCACAGGAGGAGATCCAGCAGCCATTCAGGTAATAGAACTTCCTTCATTTGATCAAGTAGCAGAATGGCACCACAACCTAACCCCTGTACAAGGGCAGGTAAGAATACTCCGTGATATATGCCAATTTATAGAAAAGAAATGTCAAGAAAAAGGAAGCCAGTTTAGTCTCTACTACAGTGTAGAGAATAATACAGTAGGGGAAGCAGCCATCATTTCTATTGATGAAATGGGCGAAGATAGCATTCCAGGCATGTTTCTTAGCGAACCAATTAAAAAAGGGCATGTCCGCAGGTTCCGCAGAGGATTCAACACTACACATGCCAGTAAAATTGCTATTTGTGCCAAGTTAAAGCACCTAATTGAAAGTGACAGAATGAAACTGTTCTCTAAGCCTCTCATATCGGAACTAAAAACTTACATTGCTTCTGGTATTAGATTTGAGGCAAAAGAAGGTAATCACGATGACCTAGTCAGCAGTTTACTATTGGCTGTGCGCATGGCACAGATGCTACAAGAATGGGATCCTGCTATCTACGATAAATTACGTGAAGAACGAGATGATGAATGGGAAATGCCTCTGCCCATTTATATCAACAGTTTTTAAATAAATAACAATTATGAAACCTATTCAGATTATTAGCCAAGATGTGTTCGACAAAATCCGCAGCCGTTTCCAAAATTTAGAAATGGGCGACGAGACTGGTGCTGTGACTATTGATCCGGCCGAAGCACGATTCTTTGATTTTGATTTTGTCGTAGAAGGGCACAATCTAGGGCGTGTAAGCATTAGCCTAAATGACTTAGGTAGTTTAAAAGTATACTATAGCCAGGGCATTACAGAAAACCAAGATGCTCCTGCTAAGAAAATGTGGTACAATTTCTTAAAAGAAATGAGATTCTTTGCCATGCGTAGATTACTACGTTTTGATACTAGAGATATAGCAAAGACAAATTTAGATAAACATGATTTTCAACACCTAGCGGCTACGCAGGGTCCTAAGGATGAAACAGATATGACACAAGTAAACGAATCAATGTGGAATCATAAGAGCACAAAGAAAACCAGTCGTGCTGTAAAAGGTACAACAGAAGTTATTGTTAGACATAATAAAGCAGTAGATGAAATGTATCCTGGGGCTCGTAGTCAACGTAATAACATCAAGGCAATTTTTATACAGAATAGAGATGGTGAAAGATTTAAGTATCCTTTCATTCATCCCGCAGGCGCATTTGCTATGGCACAACATGTGGATCACGGAGGAGTTCCTCACGATCCAGCAGGCAAGGCAATTATCTCAATGAGTGAACAAATAGCACAATTACAAGAATTTCAACGTAAAATACAGCATACTCAACTACACGATGACGCCATGGGGATATCAGAAAGGGCCGTAGGCCGACTACAAGAATTAAAATCAAGAATGGCAGCGTTGAGCAAGCGTCATCACTATGAAGCATGGATGGCAGAATTTAATGAAACAGAGGCCTCACCTGGCATTACAGAATTAGATGCTGTAACTATGGAACAATATAAATCTAAATTTACTCAAACAAGTTTTGAAGAAGATTTAATGACATATTTCCCTTTAATTCACAGCATCATGAGCGAAGAAAATAAAATCAATTTAGAAGATTATGTCAATGATGCAGATACAGATCCTGATACTGTAGAAGCAAGCGAAAGTCGTGCTCTAGGGCAATTAGATAAAACATTTGAAGAATGGGCAGAAGCAGTAGAACAAGGCAAAATTACAGACGATCAAATAGAGGCATTTAAACAGGCAGTGGCAGAACTTCCAAATAATGAACTACAACTAGGCCCAGACGGCTCAACAGCATTTGAATTTTTCAGTCAATTTGGTTTAGAAGATAGTGACCTGGAAGATAAACTTAAGGCAGCAGCAGATTTAGATTCAAGCATGGATCCCTTTGAAGTGTTAAAAACATGGGCACAAGACAATTATCCAGAATTATTAGTAGCATTAGGTTTGAGTGGTGAACAGCAAGGGCCGGCAGGGGGAATGGAGGAGCCTCCTGCTGAGCCTGATGCTGCGGCTCCGGAACAACCAGCAGGCGAAAACACCGACATGGAAATGAATCCGGGTGCAATGGAAGAAGCAGATCCTCAGGAAATGATTCGTGAAGTTGCTAAGATCGTTAAGAGTTTTTATAACAGAGACAATCCCAATGTTGGACCATTCCGTTCTGAGGAAAACATTGCTCTAGATGTTAAGAAAAAAATCTCAGAAAAATTCGGTGAGCAAGCAGGTGCTTATGCAGAACGTATGGCAGAAGCATTTATGCAGAAACTCACTCGTGAATGGCAAGAAAAGCATGGACCTGTTAGTGATGATGGTTTGGCCAGATTAAAAGAATTAGTGGGACATATTAAGCAACGTGTAGAAGGTATAGGCGATCAAGGGCATAGTCCAGATAGTTTTAATAAAAATATCATGGGAGCAGAAGAAATAGCAGAAGAAATGGCGGCAATTCGTAAGTTAGCAGGTTTGGCAAAATAACCCATATTATCAGCAGATTATTACTTGACAGTATAAATAAAAGTGTATAACATTATGTTATGCACTTTTTCTTTTTAGTCAGTTGGCTAAGAAGAAGTGGCTAAAACTAAAGGCATATATTAAGGAGAAAACATTATGGCAACTTTAGCAGAAATTCGCGCTAAACTTCAACAAAGCGCACAAAGCACAATGTCGTCAGGCGACAACGCAATTTACCCCCACTGGAATATCGCAGAAGGCACAACCGCAACAGTTCGTTTCCTTCCAGACGGTGATACAAATAACACCTTTTTCTGGGTTGAGCGAGCAATGATCAAATTGCCCTTTGCAGGTATTAAAGGTGAAACTAATTCTAAACCAACTCAGGTACAGGTTCCCTGTGTAGAAATGTGGGGCGATCCATGCCCAATTCTAACAGAAGTTCGTCCTTGGTTTAAGGATAAGTCACTTGAGGACATG